GCACACCGCTCGCAGCAGCGCTTGGCAGCTCGGTGATGTACTTTGAGCCAGGCCGGCGACGCAGGCCGCCCTGCGGCTGGATGACAATGTTGGTCGCCTTGGCCAACGCGTTGTTGTACTGAGCCAGGTCAATACGCGCGCGGACTAAAGGGTCAAGCTCGCCCGTACTGAAGTTAGACTGGATATCAACAAAGCGGGGCATATTTAGTTCCTAACGGCGATCAGGCTAAAGTCCTCAATCACTCTGGTCGGTTGTCCCTGGCCATCGATGTTCATTGCCGTGCGTGTGTAGCCACCGCGGCCATTCTCTGATGGCGCGCCAATAGCCACCTGCTGCCAGTATTGAGCGCGATCTGACTGCTCAGTAATCGGCATTGCCAAATGCCAGGCCATGGTGTACTTGAGCAGCTGCACAAAATATTTGGGCATCGCATACTCAGGTGTTTGGAATTGGTAGTCGATGTGGACTTCCAACAAATTGGTCAGCAGCGTATCGCCTTGAATCTCCCAGTCCTTTTGAACTGGAGCGCCAGGGGTTGCGCTGTTGTACACAGCTCTTGGGCTATTTAATCTGTCACCTGGTAGCTGATACGCATACTTCCACACAGAAGATGGAGCCGTGATCAGGCGAGACAGTTGCACCTTCTTCATGCCAAAAGACCACGGGTAGATGGTCAGCAGAGAATCTCGAAGGTCTGGGTATAAACGATCACAGACGCTTGCTTCGTCTGTTCCCTCGTTAAAGGATGAAATTGGTTTTGCGCCTAGCAGTAACAGGGCGTCTGAGCATATTGAGACTGATGTATCACCTGCTGCCATATAGTCACCTTAAATGCGAGAAAGGCCAGCCCCCGAATACTCAGTGACTGGCCTATTCATCTGACTAAAAATTAGTCAGAGTCGGTTGCGGCCAAAGTTGTACCGTCATCGACGTCCACAACGCCAGAGGCGTTAGAACGAACAACAGTCAACGTGGCGACGGCGGTGCCGCCGGTGCTGGTCACGCAATAAATCAAGTCGCCGACTTCCAATGTGTCAGACAGGCTATTGAAGTAGCCAGCTGTGTTCACATCAGCGATTGCGTCGGTTGTCTTGTATGCGTAGATGCTAGGCGCGTTGCCGCGTTTAGATGCCGCTACAGCGACAAAACCACTAGTTGAAAAAGCCATGATTCTTTACTCCTTTAAAGATTAAGATTCGCGGCAGGTAATTTCAACGATACCTTCAGCGTCGATGGCAATTGCGCCGGCGCTGAATACTTCGTTGACCAACCAGCTGGTCTTCTCGGCAATGTAGTTAATCTCAGTACGCATACCGAGGCCTTCACCATAGCCAATGGCGTCACGGTGGAAAGCGAAGCAAGTGCGGTCGTTAGAACCGTCTTTCGCCAAGCCGCCTTCAGTGCGGTCACCAATGGTATGGAACTGGAAGCCCAAGAACGTGTCCACTTCGCCCTGAACCAACGCCTTAACAGAGTTGAAATCAGAAGAAGTAACTGCGGTCTCAGACAACAGAGATGCCAAGCCGTTTGCGTGCAGGATGATGTGGCGGTTGTCCATGGGGACGTTAGCGGCATCCATCAAGCGCTTGGCTTCGCGGAGCTTGGCAACGTTCATGTTGGTATCGCTACCACCAATGTCATTGCTGACGGTCAATGATGTGCTAGATGCAGCGAGTGCGTCCAGGATCATTTGGTCCTGGCGACGGCCCATTGCGCTAGCAACCACTTGCACCAGCTCTTGACGCTCGTCAAAGTTGACTTTTTGCTGGCTGAAAATGTCGCTGTATTCAGCGGCGTTCCAGTCGCCCAAGGTCAACGTGACTTGCGAGAAGCCGACGTTCAAGGGGGTGACATCAGTTTGGGGAATGCGGGGAGTGGCAACGCCACGGCCCACTTTGGGGAACTTAACGGTTGAACCTTCTACACCACGACGCGCACGGACAGCGCCCACCAATTGGGCTTTGCCCTGGTAGGCCTGCTTGACCTCTGCGTCGAACAGCGTAACAAAGGCGTTAGATAAAGACACGCTCATTTTGTTTACCTCATTCGGTTGTTGATCAGGGTTTATCGCCTCGGTGAGCCAGTTACCTGGGCCGATTGCTTGCTAATAACGTTAGCCATTCGTCAGCATCTCGCTGCGGTCAGGGTCGCTTGCGCGGTAGGCCTTATAAAGAATTGTAGTTCAATTTGTACAAAACGCAATAGGTCAAAAAAAACCCCGCCGAAGCGGGGCGAGGAGGAGCGCTTCTCAGCGCAACCTTGGAGAATCAGTTGGCAAACTGAGCGAAGGCTCGCTCGACCTTTTGTCGGAAAGCCGGGTCACTCTTGTAACGCGGGTCCGCGACCATTTGGTACAGCTCATCTTTGCTGGGGGCCCCCTCGGTCGGGGCGACCTCTAGCGGGATGCGGCCTTCGTAGGCTTCGCGCATCTTCATCAGCGCACGCATACCCTTGGCCGTACCGCCCATAACCTTGAACTCTTCAAAGTCATCGGCTCCCCATACGCCTTTCTGGACCAGTCCACGCGCCCAGCCAACCATGCCGTTAATCACAGCGGAGGCATTGGGCCCAAGCTCTTTCATCTCAGCCTGGGGATCAATGGCCGGCTCCGCACCCAGCTCGTTGACCTGCTGGGCCAGCTCATCAAAGGCGGCTTGGCTGACGCCCCACTTTTGCGCCCAGTTGATGTATCCCTTGGCCAAGGGGTCCTGCTCGATGTCGCCCGCCCAGGCAATAGAGCTGGTGTCGTATTTGCCATCCTCTGGGGCCTTGTGCTTCCCAGAGCTGACCATCTTGCGCATATCGCTCCAGCTTTTGGCCATGGCCTCCATGTTGGCCTCGCCCTTTTCCTGGTTCCAGAAATTCTCTGGCAGCCAATCTGGCCGCTCTTTGGGCGTGCCAGGTATCTGACCTGGCTCAAGGGCTGCGCCCTCATCTTTGTGATTGATATCCGCGGCCTGTGGATTTTGCTCTGCTTGTGAGGTTTCGTCTTCGATTGTCACACTGTCCAATAGGCCAGCGTTACCGCCGGGTTGGTCGTTGGTGTCTTCGGTCATAATTTCCTTGCTTGGTTAATCCGCGCCTCGATATCCCGAATCACGTTTCGCTGCCCTTCAGCAAAGAACGCATGAGACGGGTCTGTGCCCGGCACGGCGATAGGCACATTTACATAGATAGCTTTTAACCACTCAAGCAAAGCGGCGCCATCTTCAGAAGTGAACACGCGAAGACACAGCCTGGCCAGGTCCTCGCGCTTTTGGTCAACCTTGCGGCGGTCGGCTGGGTCGCCGATAGCGTCTAACTCATCCCAGCTCATGCCATACCGCCCTGCGCTTCAGCACCCTGGGCCGCCTGCATCTGTGCCTGCATGGCCATCTGCTGCGCTTGCTGCTGCTGTTGCTGCTCGATCATAAATGCACGCTCCGCTGCGCTGTTGCGCAAGGCGGCCGGCACCCCGAGTTTCTCACCCAGGTAATCGATCATGTCGCCATACTTGACGGCGACAGCGCCCTCGGCTCCCATCTGCGCGCTCATCTGAGCGAACTGCAGGGCTGCGTTGACTTCGTCCATCGCCTGTGCGTTAGCAAGCGGCGACTGCGCGGTAACCTTAACTTCCAGGCCATTAACTCGCAACGGCAAGTCAATCATGCCGCGCTCATCCATAACTTCCAAAATCTTGGTCACGATTGGAATCATGGTCTCGTTGATCAAGCGGCCAAAAGCGCTGCCAAGGTTTTGAGACAGCTCCTTCATGCGCTCGACAATCTCGGTCGCTGACCTGGCGCTCATATTTTCCGGAGGCAAAGACTCATCCAGCAAAATACGTTTGACGTTGCTGCGCAGGTCGTTGATCACCAGCTGGCTCACGTTAAAGTCACCAGATCGCGGCAGCGCCTGCAGGCTTGGGCCCTGTGGTCCACCGTTGCGTGCGACAGGGATGATGCCGCCAGGAACAATCTTGACCGTGTTGGGGTTTAGCACGCCATCATCGGCTGCCGTGTAGACGCCCGCCACTGCCAGGCTGGCGTTTTTCAACAGCAGCTCAATGGTTTTGTTTAGCGTCTTAATGTCTGGCAGC